ACATCCCCAACCCAAACGGCCGTCCCCTGAAGATGGGGGGCGGCAAGCGCCGCAACATTTACATCGATGAGGAATCCTGGCAGAAGGCGAAGGAACTAGGAGACGGCAAGCCTAGCGAGGGGATACGAAAGGCATTAAAAACTGTTGACAGTAACGGAAAAATTTAATATCATCATGATGCGGGGATAGGTGCGCCTATAATAAGGAAAACATGAAAATCGCCCTTGTAGCAGCTTTATTCTTTTTATCTCTCCCGGCGCTTGCCGATCAGCAGTGCCAGTTCTACGGTAATCAAGTCGTCTGCCGTGACGTTCCCGGCTATCGCGATGCCCAAGTCGATGCGCGAATACCTTTGATGCGAAATGGCGGGTATGCCAATCAACCAATAGCCATGTATCAGCCAATGGATAATCAGGCAGCGGTGGCTGGGGCTGCTGTGCTCATGGGCGCTTTATTCCGTGGCATCGGATATGCAGCCAGTAGCGCATACCAAGGGATCAAGAATGTGTTTGTTGAGCCGTACGGCTTCTGTGACCCGCACCTGAAGTGCGATTAAGATAAGATGCCCCCAAAGCCGCCTAATCAGCGGCTTTTTTGTTGCCTGTTAAACAAGCAATTCTTGTACATGTTCTTGTAATCACATCAAAATCATAGATAAAAAGTCAATGCATATCAAACCGCTCGGCAATAAGATCATCGTCCGCAAGGCCCAGGCTGAGACTGTAACCCTGTCAGGCATCGTCCTGCCTGAGTCAGACAAGCCAGATCAGGGACTCGTCCTTGCTGTCGGCAAAGAGGCAAAGTACATCAAGGCGGGCGATACGGTGGCCTTTGCAAAGCGCATGGGCCAGCCTATCAAACTTGAGGATGGAGAAGTGCTGCTAATGTCGGAAGAATCCGTAATGGGCGTGCTGTAATGGCTGGAGCGCCAAAGGGAAACCGCAATAACGCCAAGGGTAAGCCTTTTGGCGACGCGCTGCGAATCTATGCCACGCAAAACCCCGAGAAGCTCCGCAAAATGGCAGCAGCGCTCTTTGACAAAGCGATTGAGGGCGATGTGTCTGCGGCTAAAGAGATTGGAGACCGGCTGGATGGCAAGGCTGTCCAGGCTGTTGAGATGGAAATGGAAGGGCGCCTTAAACTGGATAACAAGCTCAATATCATTCTGAAATAGCATCAAAGTGGGAAAAAGTCTCGCTCGCTCGTTGGGATGAATAAGGAAAAGTGGGAAATGGACGCAGAATTACCTAAAAAGCTAGGTGTTCTGTTCCAGCCCTGCCGTTACAAGATACTCCACGGCGGACGCGGCTCAGGAAAGTCCTGGGGCGTGGCAAGGGCATTACTCTCTCTCGCCTGGAGCAAGCCGCTGCGCATCCTCTGCGCCAGAGAGACACAGAAATCCATCGATGAGTCAGTGCATCGGCTTCTGAGAGATCAGATCGAGATACTCGGAATGCAGGACTTTTTCGAGGTACAGGAAACAAAGATAGTCGGCCTCAACGGCAGCTATTTTTCATTCGCAGGGATCAGGCAGCAGGGCGTAATCAACCTCAAGTCTTTCGAGGCCGTGGATATTGTTTGGATCGAGGAAGCTCAGGTCGTCACCAAAAAATCCTGGGATGTGCTAATCCCGACGATACGCAAACCAGGCTCTGAAATCTGGATCACGTTCAATCCTGAGTTGGATACGGACGAGACCTACGAGCGCTTTGTGCTCAACCCGCCTGAAAAGTCAGTCGTGGTTGAGATGAACTGGAACGACAACCCGTGGTTCCCGGCTGAACTCGAAGATGAGCGCACTGCATGGCTCAAGCGCGATCCGGTTGGGTATGAGACGGTTTGGGAAGGCAAATGCAGGCCAGCAGTAGAGGGCGCTATCTACGCCCGCGAGATCGACGAGATGCAGCGTGCAGGGCGTCTCTGCCGGGTTCCGTACGATCCCATGCTTAAGGTGCATACCGTGTGGGATTTGGGGTACAACGACTCGACCAGCATCATCATGGTTCAGCGCTCAGCCTCAGAGATACGAGTTATAGACCACATCTGCGATAGTCTCAGGCCGCTCGATAGCTACGTTAGTGAACTTAAAGATCGCGGCTACAACTGGGGCATTGACTATCTCCCGCATGACGCAAGATCGCACGGAATCGCAAGCGGAAAGTCAGTGGAAGAAATAGCCAAGGCATTAGGGCGCACGGTGCAGATCACTCCAAACCTGGATGTTGAGCAGGGCATCCAGTCGGCTCGAATGATGTTCCCGCGCTGCTATTTCGACAAAGACAAGACCAAGGGTCTCGTCAACTCACTCAAGCGCTACAAACGCGCTGTAAATCAAACAACGAACGAACCAGGAGCGCCATTGCACGATTCATCTTCCCACGACGCTGACGCTTTCCGCTATCTCGGGGTAGTGGCCGACCGGCTGCGCAATGACGTGCATGTGCCCAGGCCGCAGAGATCGGTCAACCGTGGGGCCGGTGCGGGCGGGTGGATGGCGTGAAAGAAGCTGACCTTCTCAGACTCGCTCGCGACCAGTTTGCCGAGTCGGAAAGTGCCGAGGCGACTGCTCGAAACGAGGCCAAGGAAGATATCCGCATCTATGACGGCGTGGGTATCTGGGATCAGCGGCTTCGTGCGGCGCGCGAGGGCGATCCGAAAGGAGCTAGACCGTGCCTGACCATTTCCGACCTGCCGCCACGCGTCCGCCAGATCACCAATGATGTAAGGCAGAACAAACCGGCCATCAAGATTCGTCCGGTTGATGACAGCGCCGACGTAGAGACTGCCGAAGTTCTGAACGGCATCATGCGCCATATCGAACAGCAGTCCATGAGTGATATCGCCTATGAGACGGCTAACTTTTACCAGACAGTTTGTGGGTACGGCTATTTCAGGCTCGTAGAGGGCTATTCTGCCGAGGAATCGCAGCGCGAGTTGTACATCAGGCCGCTACAGAACCCCTTTGCAGTCTTTGGCGACCCGTTTGGACTATGCCCGGTGGGGTCTGACTGGCGCTATTGCTTCATAATCGACTCAATCCCTCTCAAGCAGTTCGAGGCCGAGTATGGCGACAAGGATATTACCGGCTGGAACGAAGGCGACGGCTCCGACAACTGGAACCAGTGGGTAAACAGCGATTTTGTGCGCATTGCCGAATGGATGCGCATAGAAGAGCGTTCAAACAACTACATCCAGACGCAATCCGGCGAATATCCTGAAGAGGAATACTTTGCCCAAGACGAGCGCGAAGAGATCATGGATACGCGCAACGAGAAGCGCACCGTGTGTGTCTGGCGCAAGATCGTTGGCTCTAAAATACTGAAGGAAATAGAGCTGCCGATCTCGTATATCCCTGTATTCCGCGTTCCTGGCGAGATGTTCCTGCTGGATGGCAAGCTGGTATTCAAGGGGCTGGTACGGGACTCCAGAGATGCGGTCAGGATGGTCTCTTACAACTTCTCGGCTTACATAGAGTCGGTAACGAGCCAGAGCAAGGCTCCTTATATCGGCGCGGCCGGTCAGTTTGATGGGTTTGAGGATCGCTGGTCGGTTGCGAACGTGGAAAACCAGCCCTATCTGGAATACAACCCGACAGACGTAAACGGACAGCCCGCTCCGGCTCCGTCGCGTCAGGCTCCGCCTATGGCCTCGCAAGGGCTTATCCAGGGTTTGGTCTTATCTCAACAGGCCATGAAGGACGTTACCGGCATGGGTGCCGCGTCTCTCGGCCAGAAGGGCAACGAAACCAGCGGTAAAGCGATCCTGGCACGACAGAAAGAGGGCGATGTATCCACCTTTCACTACCCGGATAACCTCGGCAAAGCGATGCGCCACCTTGCGCGCGTCGTGATCCAATGGGTGCCGCACGTATACAGCGAAAGGCGTGTTGCGCGGATCATCGGCGAGGATGGCGAGACAGAACTGGCGCATCTTGATTCAACCCAGCCAGACTCGATGCGCAAAGTCCCGGACGAGACCGGCAAAATACGCAAGATTTATAACCTTGGCGTGGGCTGCTATGACGTTGTAGCCACGCTCGGCGCGTCCTACTCGACCAAGCGGGTAGAGATGGCCGAAATGATGGCTCAGCTCTTCCAGTCTCAACCTGCTCTTGTACCGCTTTTAGGGGATATTTTCCTCGGCGCTCAGGACATACCCGGCGCTGACCGCATGGCAAGGCGCTTAAAGGCAATGCTGCCGCCCCAAGCCGCCGCCGCTGATGGCGAGGACGAGGAGCAACAGATTCCGCCTGAAGTACAGGCCCAGATGCAGAACCTGGAGGCGCACGTTAAGGAAGGCGCTGAACTGGTACAGCAACTCCAGCAGCAGAATGACCAGTTACAAGCCGAATTGCAGTCCAAGCAGGCCGAAACAGAGGCCAAGGTACACGCTACGAACGCTTCATTGGATCAAGAGAAGATCAAAGGCGCTACCGCTATCCAGGTAGCCGAGATCAACGCGGAGTCACGCGAAAAGATAGCCGGTTTGCAGAATCAGGTAAACCGCATGCAGCAGATGCTTGATTTATTCATGGCTCAGTCCCAAAAAGCTGAGGCAGACACGGAAAAAGAATCACAGCGTACCGATTCGCTCTAATCGGGTTCCCTAAAAGGAAAAGTAATGGAAGAAACGGTATCGGCCCTCGCCGAGGGGCAACTATTGCCCGAAACAAATGATGCGGTAACGTCAACCGAAACAGACGGGCAGGAAACTGCAAAAACCTTCACTCAAGCCGAACTGGACGAAATCATCCAGAAGAAGGCGTGGAGACTGGAACGCAAGGCGGAACGCGAGAAAGCCGAACTCAAAGCCAAGCTGGAAGAAGAGTTCAAGTCTCGCCCCAAGCCTGCCGAAAGCAAGTCTGAAGATGCACCCAAACGCGATGACTTTGAATCGTACGAGGACTACATAGAAGCCCGCGCCGAATGGCGGGCTGAGCAGAAAGTCGCAAAGCGATTCGAGGACTACGAGGCCAAGCAAAAGAAGGTATCGGAAGAGCAGCGTCAGACCGAAGCCCAGAAGGAATTCGAGAAGGCGGTGAACAAGCGCATAGAAGCTGGCAGGAAGGAATATGCCGACTTCGACGCGGTTATCAATGATGCGGTTGAGGACGGAACAATCCCTCTCAACTCGGAACTGTATTTCGGCATCATCGACTCCGATATCGGCCACAAGCTGGCCTATCACTTGAGCAAGCATCCGTCCGAAGCTGAGAAGCTGCTGGCGATGACGCCACGCGCTCAGCTACGCGAGTTGGGGAAATTGGAGGACAGGCTTTCGGCGAAGAAACCCAAGGCCGAGACCATGGAAACCGTGGGCGGTCGAAACCCTGTAACCAATGGGCTACGCGATGGCATGTCGATGGAGGAATTCGTCCGTGTGCGCAACGCCCAGGAGCGCAAGAACCGCGCATAAGGAAAGTAAATGGCAAATAACGCACTCACCCCGCTGATGGTCTTGCAAGAGACTCAGCGCATGCTGGAAAACAACCTGTCGCTGACCAAGTTCATCAACCGCGAATACAGCAAGGACTTCGCTGTCGTTGGCGCAAAGATCGGCGCTACCGTCAATACCCGGCGCCCGATCCGCAGTACGGTATCGACTGGCGCGGCGCTGTCTACTCAGGACTACGTCGAAACCTACGTCCCTGTGACCCTTACCAATCAGGATCACGTGGATATGGTGTTTACTTCTCAGGAACTGACGCTCTCCATCGATGATTTCAGCGAACGGGTTATCAAGCCGAATTCTGCATCACTGGCTAATCAGGTAGACCTGAACGGTTGCCTGCTTTACAAGCAAGTGGCGAACTTCGGCGGAACCGCAGGAACTACCCCGGCTTCCGCTCTGGCGTACCTCAACGCTGGAGCGACACTTGACCTGATGGGCGTTCCCCGCGACGGTCAACGTTCGGCCATCATCGAACCGTTGACTCAGGCTGTCACCGTGGACGCACTGAAGGGCCTGTTTCAAGCCAGCACCGACATTGCCGATCAGTACAAAACCGGCAACATGGGGACTGGCTTGGGCTGGAAATTCAGCATGGATCAGAACATTGCCCGCCACACTCCGGGTCAACTCGGCGGCTCTCCTGTCACCAATGGCGCACAGGCCGGCACTGCCCCGACTGGTGCGCTTGGGGCTGCTGGTGCCGACGCTACTCGCACCTGGCCGCTCGTTACCAATGGATGGACGGCTGCCGCCGCCAACCGCGTCAAGGAAGGCGACGTGTTCACGCTGGCCGGTGTGTATTCGGTCAATCCGCAAAGCCGCCAGTCTACCGGGCAGCTTCAAAACTTCGTGGTGCGGGCGGACACCTCTTCGGATGGATCGGGTAACGCCACGATCAATATCTACCCGTACCCGATCTTTTCAGGGGCTTTCCAGAACGTGTATAGCGCCTCGGGCAACATCCCGACCGCGACGCCTCTGGTATTCCTGACCGGCACCTCTTCCAATACCTACGCTCAGAATCTGCTGCTGCACAAGGATGCTTTTACCCTGGCAACTGCGGATTTGATCGATGTATCGCAGTTCGGCGCATGGGGCGCGCGTAGCAATTACAAGGGCATCAGTCTGCGTATGGCGAAGCAATACCGTATTGGTACTGACGATGTTCCCTGCCGCGTGGATGTGCTGTACGGCTTCAAGGCGATCTATCCTGAGCTGGCATATCGCCTGACTGCGTAACGCTGTTTAGTGACACTCACAGGGAGCCTCGGCTCCCTGTTTTTTGGAGAAATGCATGAGCACAATGATTCCTCGCGGCAATCTCGTGAGGCTGGCTGTTGTCAGCGTAGTTTTATCACCCGCCCAAGTCGCCGCCAATACTACGGCTGAGCAAACCTTCACCGTTCCAGGCGTGCGCCCCAATGACTTTCTGATGGGTGTGAGCAAGCCCACATCGCAGGCAGGCATCGGCGTGGTAAACGCACGTGTTTCCGCTGCCAGCCAGGTAGCCATTACCTTCAGCAATAACACTGCTGGCGCTATCACCCCGACAGCCAGCGAAACATACCAGCTTTTGATGGCCCGTTCCGATTCGACTGTTGGCGCGTTCGTATGACGCCACTGTTCGACCGGCTGGCGCTGGCGCCGATCTATGAGCCGCGCTCTGACAAGCTATGGACGCCAGACGAGATATCCCGTTGGCAGAACGGCAAGCTATCTATTTCTGGCCGCGTGACGGCGATAGGCCCGGACGTTCAAGGCGTGTCTGTGGGAGACGTGGTTTATCACTCGGATTCGTGCGCCAAACCATTTGACATAAACGGGAATGAGATTCGCATAATCCATCAGGACGATATCATGTTTGTGTCGGATGAACCGGTCAAGACAGCATGGATTGGGGCAGAGGAAGATTATGACTGAGTTTGCTGATTACCCGGCATGGCGTTTTCACGCAAGCGGCGTCACGGCGGTTGTGTATTCTGCTGCCGAGGATTCTGAGTTGTCCCCGGACTGGCATAAGAAGCTGCCGGAGCGCTTCGTGATCCCCAAGGATGCGACATACCACGGCGGCCACAACATTCCCGCCGAACTGAAGAAAAAGAAAACCCTGACGCTACCCAAGAAAAATGGCAATAACAACCGCGCTTGATATCGTCAAGGCCTCTCTCAAGCAATTGAGAGTACTGGGCGCGGGGGATGTCTTGCCCAACGAGGACGCACAGGACGCTTTCGACGCGCTCAATATGATGCTTGAGTCGTGGTCGCTCGATCATCTGTTCGTCTATACCGAAAGCCAGGTAAATTTCCCCTTCGTGTCCGGGCAGAACAGCTATACGGTGGGGACTGGCGGCAATTTCAACATCGCCCGTCCTCTCAAGCTGATATCCGCCTTCACGCGCAACGTCAGCGGCTCCAGCACACTCGATTATCCCATGGAGGTACTGGACAGCGCGGTGCAATGGGATGGCATCCGCAATAAAGCCATAGCCAGCTCATGGCCGCGTGTCGTGTGGTACGAGCAATCCTACCCTCTCGGCACGATCTGGTTCTATCCGGCCCCATCGAGCGGCACGGTCTATCTCAGGTTCTACACGCAGCTTCAATCCTTTCCCGCGCTGAATACGGCCATTGCCCTGCCTGTTGGCTATAAAGAGGCATTGGTGTTCAGTCTTGCCGTATCTGCTGCCGGTCTTTTCGGCATTGAGCCTTCAGCCTCGGTGGTCTCCAAGGCAGCGAGTTCCGTAGGCAGGCTCAAACGCTACAACAGCAAGGCCACGACAAGCACTTCAGAGGTCGCTTATCTGACACGCCGCCGTGGGCGCTACAACATCAACGGCGACAACCTCTACTGATGGGGACTACCAATCTGCAGCCTGTTCCACTGTTTGGAATCGGTAATTTCGGCAAGTCCGCCAATGTCAGCGCTCAGAAAAGAACAAATCTGTATGTAGAGATTCAGCAGGACGGCGAGAAAGGGAATTTGACGCTTTATCCCACGCCTGGGCTTGCTCAATTCGTTGATTTCGGCGCATCCCCTACGCGCGGGGTGTGGGAGAAAGACAATTACATGTACCTCGTCAACGGCACCACGCTCTGGCGGGTTGCCAATGACGGGACCAAGCTATCCCTGGGTACGCTGTCGACCACGCAAGGCCGGGTCGATATGTGCGACAACGGGACACAGATCATCGTTGTGGATGGTGCCAATGGCTACATCTACGACATAGGCGCGGCAACGTTCACCAAGATAAGCGCGGCGGGCTTCTCCGGCGCGGACACCGTCACGTTCCTGAACGGCTATTTCATCGTATCGCGCCCAAACTCGGGGCAATTCGCTATATCAGGTCTATACAACGGCTTGACGTGGAATGCGCTGGACTTTGCCACGGCAGAATCAGACCCTGACAATCTGGTGCGCGTCATGGTGGACACCGGGATCATCTGTCTGTTTGGCATCAAGACCACGGAATTCTGGGGCGACTCGGGAGCGCTTGACTTCCCCTTTGCCCGTATCGGCGCTTCCGCCATTCAATGGGGCCTTGCTTCGCGCTGGACGCTGGCTAAGTTCATGGACTCGCTCATGTTCTTGAGAAAGAATAGGCTTGGGCAAGTTCAGGTGTGCGCCCTGAAGAATTACACGGCGGTTGCTGTTTCAACGCCTGAACTGGATTACATCTTTTCTCAGTACCCCGATGTATCGAACGCCACGGCCTTTGCCTATATGGTTTCGGGCCATCCGTTCTACCAGATCAACTTCCCCTCCGGCAACGAATCGTGGCTCTTTGACGGTCTCTCGATGGATTGGAGCAAGGTTTCCTCCAACGGAGGTCGGCACCTCGCCGAGATGCAGATAAATTACCTGAACAAGTCGTATGTGACGGATTACGCCAACGGCAAATTGTACCGGCTCGACCCCGCGGTATACACGGATAACGGTATGCCTATCGTCAGGGAGCTTGTCGGACGCCACCAGATGAGCGGCAACTGGTCTGTATTCGATGAGTTGTGGCTGGATATGGAGTCAGGCGTAGGCATCAGTTTTGGGCAAGGCTCAGACCCTCAGATCATGATGCAAATCTCCAAGGACGGCGGCCATACGTGGGGGCCTGAGATATGGACTCCATTCGGCAAGATTGGGGAATACCGCCGCAGAGCCGCCTTCAGGCGGCTGGGCAGGGCAAGGGATTGGATATTCAAGTTCAGGATCAGCGATCCGGTTAAAACCGTATTCGTAGGGGCATGGGGGCGCAGTGGGCAGTAATAACTTTGACTATCCAAGCAATATGCCGGTCGTTGACCCGCAACAATTGCTCGTTACAGGCATATGGAATCAAGTTTTTCAGCGCTGGCACAACGTCATCATATCGGCGCAGCAGTCCGGGCCTACGGCTCAAAGACCTACCACTATTTTGTGGATAGGGCGCCGGTTTTACGACACGACGCTGAACAAGCCGGTTTATTTGAGCGCGGTCAAGCCTTCGGTGTGGCGGGATGGAACTGGTGCTGTCGTTTAAGGACGCTGTAGTCCTGAGACCTGAGTACACGATCTCATTGGAGCGTTTCGAGGATCAAATATGGGTTCATGCCGAAATCCGCAAGTGGTCGGCCAGCATCAAGAAAAGATTGAGGCAGGACTGGGACTATGTATTCGGGTTATATGGCGGCCCGATGTATGCGCTGAATTATCCTCATGGCTGTAAAAAGCATCAGAAATTCATGATCTCCATGGGATTTGAATTCTTTGAATCAATCGAGGTTGGAAGTGGGGAAAGGTATGTGTACTGGAGGTCATCATGAGTGATTTGTTCTCCGCGATCAGCGGCAGTTCGAAGAAGGCGGCAAAGAAGCAGGCACAGGCGGCTGACAGCGCCAATACCGTTGCATTCGAGCAGATGAATGCCGCGCTGGATAACTTCAAGCCTTACCTGGATAGCGGCACACAGGCCAATTCTGAGCTGAATACATATCTTGGCCTGCCTTCCGGGGACTCAACGAGCGCGAATTATGGAGAACTGCTCAAGCCATTCACCGGGGATGACCTTGCAAGTACTCCGGGCTATCAATTCGGTTTGCAGCAAGGCCAGCAGGCGCTTGACCGCAAGCAGGCATCCGGCGGGAATTATCTCTCCGGCGCGGCTGTAAAAGAGGGTCAACGCTTCGCCCAGGACTATGCCGGCACGAAGTTCCAGGAAGGCTATAACCGCGACGCTACAGACAAGTCTCGGGTACAGAATTTCCTCTCCAGCGTTGCCAGTCTGGGGCAAAACGCCGCAAATAGCGTTGGGACTCTACGGCAGAACTACTCCAACGCCTACGGCCAAAATACCATAGGAAAAGGCAACGCACAGGCTGCGGGCATCATGGGCCAGGCTAATGCCATAGGGGGGGCGATCAATAGCGGCTTGAGTCTTGGTGCGCTTGGCCTGGGGGCAAATGGATTTCTTGGAGGAGGCGTGCAGAACATGCTCGGGGCGGGCAGTCCCAGCCCTAGCCTTGGCGGTGCCGGACTTAACCCGGCCGCCTACTCGAGCCTCGGCTCAGGCTTTAACAGCATGCTTCCGGGGGCTGGCTTCGGTTCCGGCTATAGCGGCCTTGCTGGTGGCAGCATACTGCCGATGATGTTTTAAGGACAGACGATGATCGATGCATCCATACCTTTGAGCGGTAAAACCGGGGGCGATCCTTTCAAGGATGCTCTTTCTCAATTGCACGAACTCAGGAACTCCAATCTGCGTCATCAAGTGCTTGAGCAGCAACTCGCCCAAGGCCAAAGAGCGCAGGAAGAGGCCCAGGCGTTGCGCGGCATCTATGGTAGCGCGGAAGGGGCCGATCTGGTGCAACAGTTGAACAAGGCGGGATACCCCGACCAGGCATCAGCTTATCAGAAGCAACTGGATGATCGGGAGTCCAGAAAGCTCGATCTCCACGGGAAGATCGGCGGACTGCTCAAGCAGGAGCTTGAGGCCGCATATCAAGACCCGACAGAGGCGAACATCATAGGCCGCATTAACCGGCTACAAGACTTGACCGGCCAGAACATGGATCACGAGAAGGCGCGGGTCTTTGAGGCACGAAACAATCCCGACGCGCTCAAAAAGTACGTGGCAGGGCATATCCTGAGTCTTAAGGAACAACTTCCCACGGTTGAAACCAAGGATATCGGAGGCGAGTTGCAGACGCGCCAGGTCAACCCTTTGACCGGAGAAGTGACGGTTACGGGGACTACTCCAAAGACTCAATCTCCAGATAGTCTTGCCAGCAATGAGGTGGCGAGAGGAAACCTTGCTGTCAATCAGGCTAATCTAGGGCTTGCTAAACAGAGGCTGGCACTGGATCAGAAGAAGTCCGAGCAGGACAGCATTGCTCAGAAGAAGCTTGATATGAAGGTTGCTGCGGACGCCAAGAAAGAGGCGCTCCGCACAGAACAGAATTTGTCAAAAGCAGATTTAGTCATCGGCAAAGTAGGAGAGGCGCTGGATAAAACCGGATTCTCCACTTCAGGATTTACCGGCAAGGTTCTTTCAAATATCGCCGGAACTCCCGCCTATGATCTCGATAAGACGATTGATACCATCAAGGCCAACATCGGCTTCAATGAACTTGCTGCTATGCGTGAAGCCAGCCCCACAGGCGGCGCGTTGGGGCAAATCGCTGTTAGGGAGCTGGATTTCCTGCAGGCCGCTTTGGGTTCGCTCGATGTGGGCCAGAGCGAGAAGCAGCAAAGGGAAAATCTCCAGGCGGTCAAGACGCATTATGAGAACTGGAAGAGGGCGGTGAAAGGCGAGACGAAAGGCGCTTCAGGCTCGTTCGATAAAGCCAAGGGGGACGATACGTTAAATCAATTCAGGTCGAGGTTTGGGTACTGATGGCGAACTGGACGGAAATAGCCAATTCGAAAGAGTTCAAGGCGCTATCGGCCTCCGAGCGCGAGGCTATCAGGAATGATTTTTTTACGCGCTCGATAGAACCTCATGTTCCGCAAGGCCAGTTGCAGGCCGTGCGGACGGACTTCGACTCAAAGACCGCAAAGAGCGCCGGAGACACGCTAAAACTTTCTGGAGACGGCGGTTTTCAGGGCAGCGTTGCTGGCGGCGTAGTGCAGGGCGGTCGTGATCCTTTGGATGCAGCGGCTCAGATGTTGAGCCACGCGCTGCCAGATGGTGTGCGCAAGGCCATCGACTCTGCCAATAACTATATCGCAGACAAGACTGGATTAGTTGGGCGCTTACCGGAAGGCGGCATTGACCAGAAAATAGCTCAGGATGAACAAGCCTATCAGGAGGCACGCAAGGCTGCCGGGCGTGATGGGGTGGACGTTGCGAGGCTTGCTGGAAATGTTGGCGCGACTCTGCCTATCGCATCGATAAAGGGGCTGCAACTCGCCAAAGGCAAGGGTCTGCTCGACGCAGGCAACTTGCTCCGGGGCGGCGCACAAGGCGCTATTGCAGGAGCGGCGCAGCCAGTAACGCAAGGTGAATTCCTGCCGGAGAAATTGAATCAGATCGCCACCGGAGCAGGATTTGGCGCGGCTACCGTCCCTGTAGGAAATGCCCTTGGACGAATGATAGCTCCCAATACCAGCAAGGAAGTCAAGAAGCTGCTGAGCGAGGGCGTGACGCCAACTCCCGGTCAGGTATTGGGCGGCGCATCTCAGCGTATCGAGGACAAGCTCATGTCTGTTCCGCTGCTAGGGGACGCCATCACAGCAGGGCGTAAACGGGCCTCAGAAGAGCTTAATCGTGCGGCCTATGCCAGAGCATTGAAAGGAACTGGAATCGACGCCAAGGCGCTCCCTGTTGGCCGTGAGGGCATTGAGGCGGTGAAAGAAGCGGTCAGCAAACAGTATGATGATTTGCTGCCTAAGCTGGTATTCAAGCCGGACGCTCAGTTCTCTCAAGACATGTCTAAATTACAACAAATGGCAACCGGCCTGGGGCAAAAAGAACAAGCCAAGTTCCAATCTATCATAGATGATGCGATGGCTAAGGCTTCCCCCAATGGCTCGATGATTGGCGAGACATACAAGACGGTCGAATCGAAACTTGCGGCGGAAGCGAAGCGTTTTTCGGGTTCAAACGATGCATACCAGCAGGAACTCGGAAGTGCGCTGCAAGAAACGCTAAGAGCCATGAAAGACAATCTTGTGCGCTCTAACCCTAACCATGCAAAAGAGCTGGCGCAAGCCAACTCCAACTATGCAAATTACGTCAGGCTGCGCGATGCCGGATCACGCGCGGGCGATCAGTCCAGAGGATTTTCCCCAAGCCAGTTGGCGCAGGCGGTAAGGGCTTCGGATAAAAGCGCGGGAAAGGGAAAGACAGCTTCAGGCAATGCGCTCATGCAGGACTTGTCTGATGCAGGGGTGAACGTGCTGGACTCCAAATACCCGGATTCTGGAACTGTTGGCAGGGCTTTGCTGGCAGGAGGACTTGGGGCCGGAGCAATCGCAAATCCTGCATTTCTGGCAGCCGGGGCGGCGGCTTTGCCTTATACGCCGTCAGGGCAGAAGATCATGGCGGCGCTTCTTTCCAGAAGGCCACAGGGAGCAAATGCGCTTGCATTTCGCGCCAATAAACTTGCCCCACTCATAGGGGCTACGGCGCTCCAGTCTCGCTCTAATTAAGTCCCATATGATTTGCACTAATACGATGCCTATGGCCGTAAAGGCTATGCGGGTCTGCTGTTCTTCATTCATGGATAAATAATGGCTTATTTCCTATCGCCAATCGTCAACGATCAGCAGTGTGACAGTAACGGCGCTCCGCTGGCCGGAGGATTGGTCTATACCTATCTCGCCGGATCGTCCACGCCAGCCCCTACCTATACCGATAATACCGGGATTACGCCGCAGGCCAATCCGATTGTGCTCAATACGCTCGGAGCAGCGCAAAGCCCGGTATGGCTGACCAGCGGCACGGCTTACAAGTTTATCATACGTGATGCCTTGGGAGTGTTGCAGCGCACCATTGATAATGTTTCTGGTATCAATGACGCGAGCATCTCTGTAAGCCAGTGGATAAGCGGCGCTACTCCGACCTATATAAGCGCCACTTCGTTTTCGGTCGCGGGCGACCAAACAGGCTCTTTCCAGGTTGGCCGCAGAGTGCAATGCACTGTAACTGCTGGGGTGGTCTACGGCACGATTACGGCCTCGGTATATACCACGCTGACCACGGTTACCGTATCGCTGGATAGCGGGGCGCTGGACGCTGGCTTGATCGCGGTAAGCATTGGCCTGCTAACCGCAACCAGCCCTTCCATGCCCTACGGTATATTCATGAGGCTGGCAGGAAGCGAAACCGTTACAGGGGATAAGACTCTATCGGGCAACAACACATATTCAGGAAGCGGCACATACTCTGGAAGCAACTCATATTCCGGGGCCAGCACGTTCTCTGGGAATATCATAATGTCTGGCGCCCCTGTGCTGTTCGCTGGCGTATCGGTTGCGGCTGCGGCGACTTCCATGAACATATGGACTGCCAACTACATTAATGTCACCGGCTCCCCGACAACTATCACGGCTTTTGCGAATGCGCCCCAGATTGGATGCGAAACCGAGTTGTATATGAACGCGGCTCACACTTTCGTTCATAGCGCAAACTTGCTCATGCCGGGATCATCCAATTACACAACAACTATCGGGGATCGAATCAGAGTCAGGGCGCTCAGCACAACGGTTTTTGCGGCTGAAATATTCTTCAAGATCAGTCAGCCGATAGGACTGAATCAGACCTATCAGGACATGACAGCAAGCAGAGCGTCCGGGATCACATATACCAATTCCACGGGGCGAACAATCCTTGTTTCTGCATGGGGAACGGCTGGGGGCACCACAAACCAGCAGGCGCTGTGTTATGTCAACGGGGGCTTGATTGCAAACAATTCATGGTACGCGAACGGGGCTGGGTATACAGCCAACGCTTACTTTTTAGTTCCTCCTGGGGCTACGTACTCCATTACATTCGTAAACACATCCGGAACTTTTACTAAATGGTTTGAACTGCGATGAAATACTTTAAAGATTCAAATAACCAGGTTTACGCCTACGAATCAGACGGCTCTCAGGATGCCTTTATCAAGCCCGGATTGATAGCTATAACTCAAGCCGAGGCAGACGCATTGCGCAACCCGCCTCCCACGCTTGCCGATGCGAAAGCGGCTCAGATTGCCATTCTCACAGCGGCGTACAGCACCGCGATTCAGCAGCCCGTGGCATATATGTCAACCACGTTTCAGGCTGACGCGGACTCCCAAACAAAGGTTATATCGGTCTTGGCCGCGATGACTCCAGCGGGGGCAACCCCATCAGGGTTTTATTGGGTAGACGTGCCGAATAACCACGTTGCAATGACGCTGGCTCAGGTTCAAGGATTGGCTCAAGCCATGATGAGCCAGGGCTGGGCGGCGTTTCAACAGCTCCAGACGCGCAAAGCAAGTGTGAATGCAGCGGCGACCGTGCCGGACGTGCAAGCTGTAGTCTGGTAAAGATTAATCAAACAAGTCAACAGGCCGCCTGGAGCGGCCTTTTTTATGGAGTAACGCATGGCTAAATATGCAAGCCAACAGTTCCTTGATGGCGGGTTTACTGCCTTCAAGGCGAACGTCAACAAAATGATCCTCCTGAAAGCGTACACCATAGGCGACTCGTACACTACGGTGAATACTACCAACAATATATGCCAAGTGACCGTCGCTACCGGAGACTTCACGCTTTCCGGGGCGGATACCGCCGCCCGCGTCATGACTACTGCCACGAAGAGCGCAACCGCTACCGCGAACGGCACAAGCAATTCGATTGCTTTCGTGGATACCGTAAACAGCGTTGTTTACTGGGTGACCACCGAAACAAGCGCCCAGTCCGTCACTTCAGGCAACACGGTCAACTTTCCGAGCCTGACATATACGAGCGGGCAGCCGACGTGAGCCTGACCACAGCACAGATAGCCTCGCTCAAGACCGAGCTTGATACCGATCCTAAATCCATGGGATACGCCCAGCAGGCCGGGAATGATGCGGTAATCGCTGGCCTGCTGAATGCATTGACTGGCCCCGGCGCGGAAACCATCACGCTACCAGCCATGAGCCATGACCAGTTTGCGGCTCTGATCGCCCCGGCGGTCATGGCGTTGGGCAGCTCGACCGCCATGCAGACCAAATGGAATCCAATGCTGACCCTTGCTTCAAGTGCTCAGAATGTCGGAACTACTCCGCAGAATATGGGGCTATTAAACGCGCTTGTTGCTGATGGCCTCATGACTGCCGCGCAAGTAACGGCAGGCACAACCAGGATCGGGAGCCGCGCTGAAGTGCTTTATGGGGCCGGAACGGTCATTGAATGGCAAGACATAGCCAAGGCTGAGGGTAGACTATGAGTACAGTTAAACTGGCGTACGGCGCTGCTACGGCGCTCACGATAACCCTTAACAGCCTTGCTTCCGGGTCTGGCGCTACCAGTTCCGCAATTGCGCAATCAACCGATCTCGCGCTTGATGCGCTGGTAGAGATACTGGTTACGACCGGTACTGTCGGCACAAATCCCAACGTAGCGGTTTATGCCATACCATCGCTTGATGGTACGAACTACGGTGATGTGACGAATGCCCCATTGATAGGCACTATCAGCACCCCAAGCAACGCCACGCCGTATCGTAAAAGCATGCCTGTGGCCGTGCAGTTTGGCGGGAGCTTGCCACCTTCGTACAAGATTTACGTGGTGAATAACACCGGAGCTGCATTGGCCGGTTCGGGCAACTCAGGGCAATACGTTGAGATATCCGGCACGATAGTATAGCGGTATGGCACAGCTCATACTGCCGAATAGATTCGGGTTTCAG